TTCAAAATTATTATCTACTTACTGATTTAATTTTTTAATTATGGCATTTTTTTTATTATTATAAAATTTATTAATATGAAATTTTTTTTTTTTCTTATTTTTTTAAATATTTTTATAATGTTTAAGTAAATTAATTATATCACTCTTCAAGTAGTTACAATGAATAGGAATAAATTTATCTTGCTCTAAGTAAAATATTACAATCTTTCGACATTGTTTACCTGAGAGTTTTTCATACATAAATGCATAGAGTGAAAGCTGTAAAGCATAACTATTAAACTCGCTATAATTAAAATGACTTAAAGGTTCATTAAAGTATTCATTATATTTACTTGAAAAATTAAACTTTTTATTTGTTTTAAAGTCGCCGATTGTAAAATACTTATCATGTTCATAAATTAAGTCAGCAGTTCCTGCTACTTTATACTCATCGTTGTAGAGTAGTTTTTCGCTAAGAACTTCAGTATACTTATCAATATTATTATAAACAATATCGTCATAACTTTGACATAGGTCGTGATGCTTATCACAAGTAGCTTCAACTTTTGTGATATAATCTTCAAGAGCTTTATGAATTTCTGTTCCTCTATCTGTAGCAGTTTTTGTAATATCCTCCCATAGTTGTATTACAAATTCCTTAGTTACACCTTCTTTTAGAGCTACCCTCGTTGCATGTTTTTCTGTATCAAATTTATTTTTATATTTTGATAACAGAGTTGTAACGGAGATATAGCTCTCACCTTCTGCATTAGTGTAAGAGTGTTGCTCCTCATTAAAGTATACCATATAATCATTATATGGTAGTTCATTATTATATCAAGGTGTTATTAATAATAACTTCCATATATATCAGTATTATTAACATCCATATCCAAAACAACTTGTTTAGATGTTATATCAATATCTTTGTTGTATAATTTAGCTTGAGATGATAATTGTCCAACAAGACTGGAAGAGACAATACCAGAGAAGGAATTATCAAACACCTGATCATTAACCGACTCGCCTGTTAGCCCTGGTTCAAAGGAATATTCATATCGTTTCGCTTTCAATCTATATACATAGTGACCAAGTAGCGGATTAATTGCAGATACATCTTGGTCAACTCTTTCAGAAATCTCAAAAAATTTAGAACCTCTTCCATTAGGTCTGTCGCATCCCAGAGCTGTTAGTTCTATTAAATCTCCTGATTTAGGTTCAATAGATTGATTATATAGAGCGTAATTAACTTGTGGAGACAGCGTGTCTGTAAAGGTATTAATGTGAAGGTAACCAACTAGGTCGTCCCCCGCGGCATACCCAAATTTTGAAAGGTTAATCGATGCCTCAGTAAGTTCGACATACAATTGTAGATTAAACGGCCCTAAGAACTTTCGTGATGGTTCTTCTCCATAAATAACGTCTGCAGTATTAAAGTTAAATGTATTAACATAATAGTTTACAGGTACTCCTAAACTGTTAATTAAATCTTTATATGCATTACTATATATTAATTGCTCAGCTTGAAAAGTGTGTGGACTAAATATCTGACCACATCCAGGAATTGCATTAGCAGCAAATATATTTTGCGGGTCACAATTTGCGGTATTATTATTACAGCTCATAATTATCTTTTTCTACAAATACCCTGCTGAACGCCGGTAGGGCTAACTCTCATAGTGATAGAGACTTTAGAATTACCTATCACTTTAGTTTGATTAGCTTTAAATTGCATATTGTATAATTTTAATAATTGATTAAGCATAGGGCCTCCGACAGTTATATTGTTTGCTTTACCTGTGCTTATTTTATCTACAATAGGATGTTTATGTTTATAATCTATAGGTGCAGTATTGACATGCTTACGTAGATGTGCTCTATTAGGATCCTTGTGATTACCTACCATCTTAACATTTAAAATGGAGTTACCCTTATAGTATTCTAAAATGTATTCCTGAAAAGATGTCATCATTATTATTTAATAAAAAACCCAAAGGACATAACATCCTTTGGGTTCTCTTTTTTTATTATATTGTTATGTTACTGTTCAAACATGCTCTTACCGGTCTTAAGAGAGCCAACTTTGTTGGACTTACCGTCTTTATAGGTCGCATTAACTAAAGCGTGTCCATGATCACCGGCATGACCTACAGTATCAGTATACTTTGACACTACGGTACCTTTATTAGTCTTTAAAGAGCCAACTTTATTATTTTTACCGGTATCATAACTGGTGTTAAGTGCAGTAGCGCCACCGATCACTTCTTCATCTTCCTCACCCATGTGTTCATAGTCCTCTTCTTTATCCATATCTTCCATACCTTCTTCATCTCCCATATCTTCTTCCATGTCTCCATCACCTAAGGCAGCTTGCATAATGTCACAAAACTTTTGAGCTGTCTCACGATCGAGAGTAAAGGTTACTTGATCTTCAACTTCGTCGTCAGTTTCATCTACGCCAAGGGCGGCTAAATCGTCGCTTTCATCATAATCACCTTCATCACCAGGAGCACCAGCGGCAGCTCCAGGAGGAGAGAAGTTATTACCCATCACATTTTCATAAAGTTTTTCGAATACAGATTTCTTACTCATAAAATTATTTAAGCTCCGCTTGACTATTTTTCTACTTTCTCCTAAGTTTTTTTTCTGATTAGCTTTACATTCTTTACACTCATCACAGTCACAACCCTTTTCAGCATGTTTACAATGATCTTCTTTACCCTCTTCATCTTCTTCAGACAAGTTATTAATATTATATAAATTACCTATTTTTTCTTTATCTGATAGAGTACGTCTATCAACAGCTTTCTTTGTAAACCCCCTTCTTTCAAGAGGTCCTCCATCCTTTAAAGGAGCTTCGCCAATCTCATTTACTTTTTCTTCAATTGTCTTGACATTACTAAGCATGTCACCGTATATGTTACCAATTGAATTAAGATCTGTATTTTTTCTTTTTGACATATAAGTATTTATAATTATATGGCAAAAAGAAAATCAAAAAGCGAATATTATTTAGGTAATCCAAATTTGCCCAATAAACACTGGAAAGAAGAGTATACCCTAGAAATGGTAGATGATCTGAAACGATGTAAAGAAGATTTACTTTATTTTGCTGCAAACTTCTTTTACATTATTGATCCAGATACAGGTAAAGTAAAGATAGAGCTTTTTGATTATCAAAAGAAAGCGCTTAATACTCTTTTAAACAATAGACAAGTTATATTATTAGCAAGTCGGCAAGTCGGCAAAACGACGCTACTGACAATTTACGCATTATGGATAGCTTGCTTTAATGAATATCAAAATATTATTATTGTAGCTAATAAAGAATCTACAGCTATAGAAATATTTAGAAGAGTTAGGCTAGCATATGAAGAGATGCCAAATTGGTCTAAGCCAGGTGTTAAGGAATATGGCAAAACCTCACTAGAGTTAGAAAACGGTTCACGTATCGGTATTAGTACTACTACAGGTAGTGCGGCTCGTGGTGCATCCATTAATACATTAATTATTGATGAAATGGCTTTTATTGAACCTGAATCAATACTACAAGACTTTTGGCGTTCAGTATTTCCTACTATATCACGTTCGAAAAAATCAAAAGTACTAATTGCATCTACACCTAATGGTACTGGTAATCTTTTCCATACTTTATTTGATGGTGCTGAAAAGAAAGAAAATGAATTTGTATATGAGAGAGTTCTTTGGTCAGCTATACCAGGAAGAGATGAAGAGTGGAAGCAGAAGCAAATTAGAGCTTTAGGTTCTACTGAATCATTCTTACAAGAATATGAAACGGTATTTCTTGCAACCGGAGACTCCTCTTTAGATGAGGAATTATTTTATAAATTATCTCAAAATTGTAAACCAGCTCCTATAATATTAGATGAAGGTCATTATCAGATATGGGAAGAGCCTGATGCAGCACGCATATATGTAGCAGGTGTTGATATTGCAGAAGGGGTGGGTATGGATGCTTCTGTTATTCAAATATTAGATATTACTGATTTAGCACAAATTAAACAAGTGGCAGTATATCACAGTAATAATATTGCACCTCTCGAATTTACAAATAAGCTCTTTAGCATCTTACGTAATTGGGGTAGTCCTATCGCTTTAATAGAACGTAATAACTGCGGCGCTCAAGTAGTTGATAGATTAGTCTTCGACATGGGATATGAAAAAATTGTATCTTATGGAGCAAAAGTAGCAGGTAGAAATAGAGCGCAAATGGGAATGATAGCTCATACTAATACCAAATATAAAGGTATTTTAAATATGAGATATTTCCTTAATGAAGTAAAATGTATTGAATTTAACGATATAGACACATTAAAAGAGTTAAAAGACTTTGTTAGACAGCCTAACGGAACTTGGAGAGCTAGAGGTACAGCTCATGATGATAGAGTAATGTCTTTAATGTATGCTCTTTATATATTAGAAAGAGAGTTAACAGAAAGATTTTTTGAAATCATAGAGTTAGATGAAAGAGGTAAACCAAAAGATATTAGACCAATGGATTTTGGTGTATCATTGTTTGAAAAGCCTACTTCTATATATTTAGATAATGAAATTACAAGTATAGGAGGTAGCACAACACAAGCTGTAGTATTTGGAATGGATGATGAAAGAGAAGGAGATGATTTATTTGATTTACAAAGCAATGGCTGGAGTTTGTTATAAATATTAATATGGCGTCGAATAGTTATAAACAATCCTCTCTAAATAAATCAAGAGCTGATAAATTCAAACTTGTATTTCAGGTACCGGCGGCCCTACGTAAAATAAATACAAGACAAGAGAGATCTAACAATAATATAATAGAAAACTCATTACAGTTTTCTATATATGGATCAGTAGTACCAGAAATAATAGTACCTGCATTAGAGATTAGATATGCAGGAAGTACTTTGTATAATTCTTCTCATTCTAAAAATCCTTATCCACCTGTAACTGTCAATTTTACAATAGATAACGAATATAATAATTATTGGGTTATTTATAAATGGCTAGAATTATTACATGATGAAAAAACAGGCTTATTTGATCAGAGTTCTTTAACTGACAATGCAATTTTTGCCGATTATCAAACTGACATCTCTATTTTTGGATTAGATGAATTTGATAATCAGCGTATAAAATTTAAATATGTAAAAGCATTTCCAACTACCTTAGGTGGTGTTACATATAATTATCGAGATGGAGGTGAGATTGAATCTTCTTTTACTTTTGTATATTCTCAGTTGCAGACAGAACTTTTAGCAGTGTAATTTTATAAAAGTGTAAATTTTTTTATAAATAATAGTATGGCTAAACGTACTATTCAATCACCTGGTGTTGAAATTAAAGAAATAGATTTATCACTACGACTCCCTTCTCCTGCTGGCACAACCATTTATACAACCGGCTTTGCTGATCAAGGACCGACAGATGAAGTTGTAGGTGTATCTAGTTTTCCTGAATTTGAACAAATCTATGGCACTCCAAAAAATCCTGCTGAGCGTTATTTTTATTATACTGTAAAAGCAGCATTTAATTCTAATGCTAGTATACTAGTAAATCGCTTACCTTATGGAGATAATACTGGTGAAGGATTTGGTTCTACTATATCTCTATTAGCTTTCCCAGCTGTAACTGTAACTCAAGGTTTATCGACAACTACAGATGCATATGGATATGATATTAAGACTTCATTTGATACAACTGGAGTTGCAGGCGTATCTTCAACTAATTATTTTATTGGAGCTCCTACACAATTTAACATTACAAAAGCAGATTATTTAAAACTTTTAAATGGCACTTTATTTACATGGAGTGCAACAAGTTCTGCTAACTCTACAGGAGCTTTTGCATCTGTTTCTGCTTTATCTTCTGCTGCTATTATTATTATAAATAAAGCTCAGACTAGTATTGATGGTAAGTATACTGGATATTATACAGCATTAGCTGATAATACAAACATTAACCCAGAAAGTAATTATGATGGTATACTTAACGCCTTTACAGTTACACAATCTGCTCCTAGTACAGGCTTAGCTGCAGCTAACTTTACTAAAATACCTCAATCAAGATTATTATTTGGACTATCTGCAACAGCAGCTGGAGGTGCTAATCCTGCAGTAAATACCATATCCCAGATAATGGAAGAGAAAATAGTAGGATATAATATAGGGATACGTGAATTTGATGATACTCTTAATTTAGGTATATTTAAGTTAAGACAATCTGTTTTTTCTACAGATGCCAATCAACTTGATTATGTATTAGACGAGAGTTACAACAGATCGATTGGCGCTGCTCGACAAATAAATAATGTAAACGGTGGCGCTCCTATCAACTTTTTCCTCGGTAATGCGGGTGACCAATCAGCAAATGTTGATATCTTAGTTAACCCATATATTTCAGATGCATTTACTGGAGTACAGTTAAATACTGACGGTACCCCTAAAAAGAAAGTGCGGGTTATATCCAAACAACTTCAATCTACAATAACTGCAGCTACCACTTCAAATCAAATTACTATATATTCTTTAGCTGGAGCATCTTCAGGAGCTTTTGCAACTTTATCAAGTTACGGTTATGCTGATTCATTATATCCATTAGGTGCATTTGCTCAGGCTGGTGTTAAACAAAAAATTATTGGTGATATACCTAATAAGATTGATAGAGCTTTAACTCGTATTCGTAATCCCGACCTATTCAATATTGATATTATTGCTGAAGGTGGTTTAGGTACTATAAACACATATGTTCAAACTCAGACAAACACATCTCTTTCAGCTTATTTTGACGATTTACAAACAACTCCAGGTATAACAGGCCTAGGAACTTCTGGTGATTTAACTACTGCAGGAATTAATGCTCGTGATGCTTATAATACTGTATTTAGTAGATTTGCAACCTTCGCTGGCGCTGTAAAAGACGGCGGTCGGGGAGATTTAATATTTATTGCTGACCCAATTAGACAAATTCTTGTAACCGGTAAAAATAATAAGGTTATAAATGATCCAAATAAAAACTTCTCTACTCATATATATTGGGCATTAAGAAATCAATTCAGCTTTGCTAACACTTCATATGCTACAACATATGCAAATTACTTAAAGATATTTGATGCTTATAGCGGTACTAATGTATATGTACCTTCTTCAGGTTATGCTGCAGCTAAAATGGTAGCAACTGATGAAGAGATTGGACCATGGGGAGCACCTGCCGGATTTAACAGAGGTATTATTACAGATGCTATTGACGTAGCGTTCTCTCCTAATCAACGTCAACGAGATGACTTATATACAATAAGTCTTAATCCTATTACAACTTTCCCTGATCAAGGTATCGTTGTTTTTGGACAAAAGACATTGCTTAAAAAGCCAAGTGCTTTTGACAGGATTAATGTTCGTCGTAACTTCTTATATCTTGAAAAAGCTACTAAATCGGTAATGAAGTTCTTCTTGTTTGAAAACAATACTCTCTTTACTAGAACTCGTGTTGTTAATACTCTATCTCCTTTCTTTGAAAGAGTTAAGGCAGCTGGTGGGTTGTATGATTATCTTATCGTTTGTGATGAAAGAAATAACAGCGCAGAAGTAATTGATAATAACGAGCTTGTAGTCGATATTTACTTGAAACCTGTTAAGACAGTAGAGTTCATACAAGTTAACTTCTACGCTACAAGAACAGATACTAAGTTTGAAGAGCTTGTAGGTAGTAATTAATTAAGTAAATTATAGCGCGGATTTAATTTAAATTAAATCCGCGCTTTTTTTAACTTATAGTATTAAATGTTTATATGAACACACTATTGAGGACTCATATCTTAGATAACATACACAAAATATATTCATCTGTAGGTACAATCTCAACAACTAAGTATAATGCTAAAGATAATATTAGTTTAAAAACTGATATATGTAAAGCTACAGAGTTCTTACCGATTACTGCAAGTGCGTCTGAACGAATTTACTGTATACGAAATAATATAACTAATCGATGTGTATGTGAAATGACTGGTGAATACTTAAAGTGGTCACCAAACGCTCAAAAATACAGTCAGAGTAAAACAATGATGTATAAAAATAGAGTAGTTAACACATCTTCAATAAAGCAACGATATTCTGATATTAAAAAACACTTTAATAATTGCTATGAAACTCACGCATTTAACATTATATCTAAAGATGTTATTACACAGCAGATTATTAAATTTAAGACTAATATTAAAGCTTGGGATATAGAAAAAAATGTAGATCTATTATGCAGTGTAAGGTATTGGACAGACTTTTTACCAGTAGATGCACAGTGAGGTGAAAGATTTTATTGTTTAAAAAAACATAACAATGAACCATATATACTAAAGCGTAGATATATAAACTCGACACATAGTTTCTTTCCAAAAGATGTATTATTTTTTAATTGGAAGGACGTTTAAGATATAAATAATAATATGGCCGTTAATCAAAATATACAAAACTTTTACAGAGTTGCTGCAACTAAAGACTTTTCAAGAGACTTTCTTTTTAGAGTACTCGATTTTAAACTAGACGGTATGCCGGCTTTATCTGAAGATCAGCTTGTATACGCTAAGACGGCTAAATTACCCGGTCGTAATATTACTAATATTGCTGTACCATACATGGGGTTAAATCTTAATTCTGCAGGTACAGCAACATATCCTGGATCTGAAGGATATAGCATTACTTTCTTCTTAGATCAAAACAGCGAACTACGTAGTTTCTTTGAAGAGGCTTCACGAAAGTTATTTGACGATACAACCTCTACCGGTGCTTATGGTACACCTGATGATAATTCTTATATTGTTTTAGGTCAGGTTGATAAAAAGTTGAATGTTATATCTGAATATAAACTCATAGGTGTACAGTTAAAAAATATTAATGATATAGAGTATAATATATCAGGTGGTACAGGTGCTACTGTAGATGTTCCAGTTACTTTATCCTACCACTTTTACGAAAAAACTCTATAAAAGTAGTTAGTCTCTTAAATATTTAGGTGGCTAATTCACCTATTAAAACAAGACTCAGTTTACACAAGAATTGGAAGAATGATCTTCCTTTAAAATCTCTATGGACTATAGATTTTGCAACTCGTGATGGTAACGATACTGCTACTCTTGGAAAACGCATAAATACCGTCTTTTCACAATATGAAAGACGTGAAGCAAGAGATTGGAAGATAGAAGAGAGTCTTATAAAAGATCAAACAGATAGTTCTGGAAATAATGGCTATTTATTAGCACAAGCAGTTGGATTTCCAACTGAAAGCTATAGTATATCAACAGAAGAGCTACGAAATAGTGGTGGATTTTTAATGGGATATGTATCAGGAGATAGAGCGTCTTATGGTTCAGGAAATAAACTTGATATAACGTTTTTAGAGACTAATATTGATATTATAGATTATTTTATTAAACCGTGGATTATAGCTAATTCGCATAAAGGTTTAATAGAAGATGGTAATACAGACGAAGACATTAAATGCACTATAACTATAACACTTTATACCAGAGACAAAAATGCGAGTGGTTCTACAAGTCAATTTAATTCTGCAAACGCTAAACTTGAACCTAGAAAAAAAATAGTGTTTTTTAACGCTGTACCTTTTAATGTATCAGGTGATGCTGTAAGTTATGGAGAAATGAGTTTTACAGAATTAAGTAATAAGATAGTAGCATTTGCTTTCTCTCACTATAATACTGTAGAACTTTATTATAGTAGAGAAGTAGCGCCACAAGGATCCCCCACACTACCAGCACCTGCTGCAAGAGTAATAAGACCGCAAGCAGCACAAGAGCCAGAGTTTGTAGGTCCTACTCAATTAACACCAAATACAACACCGACGCGTGGGCAACTTCTCAATCGACTACCCACTAATCCCGCTGCAATATATAATGGTGGTTCAAATAAGAATACGTCGTTTTTTGACACTCCATCTATACCAAATCTTCTTGATGAAATATAAAATTGAGTCAGTACAACCATTATTAGCTTAATATTTTTTTTAATATTATGATGAATTTTAGCATTAAAGTAACACTACCAAGTGGCACAGCAATTAGAGTACCGGAATTAAATAATAAGATTTA